AGAGATGACTTGTTTGAAACAGGCATTAAATGCCGCTAGATCAAGAGGTGGTACAATAGACGAGGGTAATCTAATTTATCTTTTTGATATGGGTATTAACTCGGCACAGGCACAGGCTGAAGTTTACTCTTATCTTGAAATGGAAAACAAATTGATGGCTGAAGGTAAAGCACCTACCCATGAGATGACTATGAGATGGCTAGAGGCATGTGCTGACAAGTTCTCTCCTGACGCAGAAAAATTTGCTGAAAGAAGAGGATTTAAATTATATGACGAAGAATCACTAAACACAAAATTAATAACAGGAGAGAAAAAAAATGGCGAACAAGATAATCAAGTATAATCTAACTGCTGGTGGAACTATTCCTACTTTTATAGCAGACGGTGGTTATTATCCAAAAGCAAATAGTAATGCTTCACCACAAGATTGGGATATGATAGGTGCAACTTTTGACGGTTCATCTGAAACAGGTCTAGGTGAATTAGCAAATGCGGCTGCGATTAAATCTTATTTAGATACTTACACATCCGATTGGAAAGATACAAACGCAGATGGTGAAGAAATAGATTTTAATCAGACAACTGCTGCTAATGGTATTTGGGCAAAAAAAATATCATAATATTTTAAGGAATTTTTAAATGGCGAACTATCCACAAATAGACGATTGTTCAGGTGTATGGAAACTGAAAGATGTTAATACTGCTGTTCAAGGTGGTTACTGGCGTCTTGGAGGCTCTCGTGGTCTATGTGCAGGTGGTAACGAAGGTGATGTTGGTGGATCAAACAACATAGATTTTATTACCTTAGCTTCAGCTGGTAATGCAACAGACTTTGGAGATTGTTCTAATGCTCAAGAAAGAACAGGTGCTATCTCATCACACACAAGATTTATTTGTGATTCATCTGACTCTCCTGGATATACAGGAGTTGAGTTTGTTCAGTTTATGACAACAGGTAATACTACTGATTTTGGTGACCATACTGCAACAAGATATTTTACAGGCTCTGCTTCTAGTTCTACTAGGGGAATAAAGTTTGGTGGTGAAACAGGACCTTCTGATTCTAATGTTATTGATTATTGCACAATGGATACAACAGGTAACTTTACAGATTTTGGTAATCTAACACAGGCAAGAAGATCACATAATGCAGGTGCAGGTTCACCCACAAGAGCAGTTGTTATGGGAGGACAATCACCTTCATCTGTCAACACTATGGATTTTGTAGAAATAGCAACAACAGGAAACGCTGTTGATTTTGGTGATTTAGATACTGCCATGGGTGCTGCTGCTCAAACATCTTCATCAACAAGAGCAGTATTGTGTTCTGGTTATGATGGATCAAATCGAGTAGGTAATGTTCAATTTATAACCATCGCTTCACAAGGTAATGCTATAGATTATGGTGATATGGATGCTATTACAACTAATGGAGCTGGTGGGGCAAGTAATTCTGTTAAAGCAGTAATTTCTGGTGGATACACTGGATCATCATATCACAATGTAATAGAACAATTTAATATATCAACAGGAGGCACAGCAACTGACTTTGGTAATTTAACTTTAGGTAGAGGTAATGTGGGAACTGGATCAAACGCACACGGTGGATTAAATGACGGTTATCAAGGAAGTGTAGGTAGACCATAATGGCAATCTGGGATATAAAAGAACGATACAATATAGTTAGGTCAAGTCATAGAGGTTCAAGAGCTTGTGTAGCAGGTGGTTATGCACATCCAGCTTATACAAATAAAATAGAATCTTTTGAAATGAACACTACAGGTAGAAGTGCAGATTTTGGAGACATGAGAAGTATTCGAACTGTATTTGCTGGCACAGGATCTAGTAGTACAACAAGAGGAATATTTACTGGTTACGAAGTTCCTGGAGGAAATTCAACTGACATAGATTTTATTACTATGGCATCCACAGGTAATGCTCTTGATTATGGAGACTTAACTGTTGCTAGAGGTTATGCTGGAAGCACTGGTAACAACATAAAAGGAATTACATTTGGTGGTAATGCTAGTGGTGTTAGAAATGAAATTGATTTTGGAACAATAGCTACCGCTGGTAATTATGCAGATTTTGGTAATTTAAGCGTTTCAAGAGATCAAACTACAGGAACTTCAAGTCCAACAAGATCACTTTTTTTTGGTGGAACAGATGGAGCTTCACCTAGTTCTAATCAATTAAACGTCATAGATTTTGTAACAATATCTACTACTGGTAATGCAACAGACTTTGGAGATTTAACTGCTGCTTCATCTTATAGAGGAACTGCTTCATCAGGCACTAGAGGTTTTTCTTGTGCAGGAGGATTGAGTGGAGATGGCGATGACACAATGGAAGTTGTGACATTTGCTTCAGCTGGTAATGCAACTGACTTTGGTGATTTAGTAGATGGTACTAGGCAATCTGCAAGTTCAGATAATTCTAGATTTGGATTTATATTTGGTGGACATCCTGGAATGGATACTGTTCAACGATGGAATTTATTTAATTTAGGCAATGGTACTGATTTTGGTGACATGAGCACTTCAAACACGTCTGGAAGTGCAGGTGTTTCTGTATCTCATGGAGGAATTTCAGATGATAATTTATTACAAAGACCATCTGTCACTTATATGCCTGGGTCAGGAAGAGCAATATTCGCTGGTGGAAGAACACCATCTTTGTTATCAACTATGGATAAAATTAGTATACCTACAAAAGGTAATGCTTCTGATTTTGGTAATCTAGCATCAACAACAAGAGATGTTGCAAATGCTTCAAGCATGACTCGTGCTCTTACAGCAGGTGGATATATTTCTGATTATACAGATACAATTGAATCTGTTGAATTTGCTACAGAAGGTAATGGTTCTGATTTTGGTAATTTAATTGCTGGAACTTACAGCGCACAGACTGGAAATATAGGTAACACAACAAGAGGAATTTTTTCTGGTGGTCATGTATCACCTACTCAAATCAATGTTATGCAATATGTAACCATAGCAACTGTTGGTAATACAACTGACTTTGGTGATTTAAGTCTTGCTCGTCAAGATATTGCTGGTGTTTCAAATAGCACTAGAGGAATTAATGGCGGTGGTGTAAAAGCTGCTTCTCCTTATCAAACTAATATTATTGATTATATAACAATTGCCTCAACTGGTGACGCTGCTGACTTTGGTGATCTATTGACTGCAAAATCAAATGGTGTTGGTCTTTCAAGTTCAACAAGAGGCACATTTGGTGGTGGATACATAACTAATGCTGTAACAAATGTAAACGAATATGTTACGATTGCTTCAACAGGAAACTCAACAGACTTTGGTAATTTAACAGTTGCTAGAGAAGACCTTGCAGGCGCTTCAAATAGCACTAGAGGAATAATAGCAGGTGGCGCTGCTCCAGGTGTTTCAAATGTTCTTGATTTCTTTACCATTGCTTCAACAGGTAACTCTGCTGATTTCGGTGATCTAACAGCGGCAAAAAGAGGTCCTGCAGGTAATTCAGATTCACATGGTGGTTTACAGTAATAAAAAAGACTTATAAATATATTATATAATATGATGAAAGGCTAGATAATGAAGAAAGATGAATTGTTGACGGTGTTTCCTACACCAGTTCAGATATACAAACATGAAGATAGTATAGAAAAAGAATTAAAATATATTGAGAATATAGAGTGGACGCCACAAGTTGCCAATGGTAACTTCAAGACAAAAGACTCTTACCTAACAAAACACGAATCATTAAAAGGTATAACTTCTTTCTTTAAAGAATGTATTGATGATTATTGTAATACGATAATTAATTCAGAGCAGAGATTAGTCATAACTCAACTGTGGGGTAATCGAAATCCAAAAGGTTCTAAACATCATGAGCACGTTCATCCTAATAGTATCATAAGTGGCGTGTTTTATCTAAGGCAGGATCCTAAATTACCACCAATACAATTTTCTAAAGCTAATCAGCATGGTATGAAGTTAGATCCTAAAAAATATAATACATATAATGCTGAAACATTTTTATTACCTTGCACGGCAGGAGAATTAATATTGTTTCCCTCTAATTTAAGACATAGTGTTCCTGTAAATATGGGTGAAGAAGAAAGAATAAGTTTATCTTTTAACACTTTTAGCATTGACGCATTAGGTAGTGAGGAAAGCCTAACACATTTAGATATAAGGAGAATAATGAATGAATCAAATTGAAGATTATATCATAGTTAAAAATACTATATCAAAAGAAATATGTCAGTCTTTGATTGAAGAAAATAATAAAAAAGAATGGCAAAAACATACTTGGAATAACTATACAACAGGTGAAAATACTTCTGAATCAACAAAAGAATTAGATGTCATGCATTGTACAAAAGAACAACAAGATAAAGTTACGCCTGCTCTAGTTCAAGCACTAGGTGAATATCAAGACATATGTTCTTGGGAAGGTGAAAAGACAGGTAATCAATGGCTATCAAAATTTAGTCCTATTCGTTTTAATAAATATGAAGTAGGTACTATGATGAGAAGACATTATGATCATATACATAGTATTTTTGAGGGTAAAATGAAAGGTATTCCTATCGTATCAATTGTTGCAAATCTAAACGAAGATTACGAAGGATCAGAATTTCATTGTAGAGGTAAAGAGATTAGATTAAAGACAGGAGATATATTGATGTTTCCTTCTAATTTTATGTATCCTCACGAAGTAACAGAATGTACAAAAGGCACTAGATATTCGTTTGTAAGTTGGGCGTTTTAAAAGAAAAATTCACAAAACACTTATAAATACCTTTATAAATATAAGTATAACTTTAAAGAATAATTAGGAATTTAAATGGCATATATAGGCGCAAATCCAGTCAATGGTTTCTTTGAGAAACAAGACTTAACTACTGACGGTAGCACGACTACTTTTACATTACAGACAGCAGTAGGATCAAGCTCATCAA